TTAATTAATGTTTTGTTTTACAAATATAAGTATTTTCAAATATATCAATTTTTACAAGTTGCATTAATATCACAAATTTGCCTTTTAAAAGGAATATCAATGATATATTCAATGCCGGAAATATCTTCGTCAATCAACTTTTTAACATTATCTTGATTACTTGGCTTTGTTTTTGAATTTCTTGAAACCCAAACACCGTAATTTGGCCGGTCCGATTTCGTTGCATCACCAAGTTCACCAATATTTGGGTCGGTCATTAACGCTTTTTCGTATTCAAATATTAAATTGTCCGTTGGTTGTATTGCTGTCAAATATTGTTGGTCGATTGATTCCGCAAGTTTTCCCGGTAACATAAAAAGGATTCGCACACCTTCAGCCGTTATTCCGATTTTCTCCAAAGGATTTAAACTTCTTGTTTCACGCATTGGTTGAATTAAATAAGCCATTGGAAGTTTCTTTTTCCAATCTTTAATCATATGTAAAGCGTTTGAAGTTTGCATTGGAGTACCGCGAAAAAAGTTCGGTGCTTTAATTGTGAAATGTGTTTCCGTTCCAATTAAAGTTCCTTTTATCGTAACACTTTCATTAATTTCAAAATCAATAACGCGATAATCAACACCGTTTATTGTAATAAATGACTTCGGAAATATCCAATATGTTTTACACGTTTCAAAAGTTGTTTCCGTTGGGCCCGGAATAATGTTTGAAATTTTTTGTGTGAACGTAAGGCTTTCAATTATTCCTTTAATATAGTCAATCGTGTTGAACATATTTTGTTTATAGGTTGTTGTTATTTATAAGAATGTCAAGCTTTCCATTGATTGATGAAATGCCAATTTTAACATCTGCAAGTTCTTTGTTGATTGTGTCCAATTCTGTTTTGTTTTTTTCTTCATTCTTTTCCATTCGCATATGAATGCCGGAAAACTTTTTGAACATCACATTCTCATTTTTATCAATGTCTTTTTTCATTTGTCTAATTTTCTGGTCTTGCGTTTTGTCTGACATCACCATTTTCCAATAAAAACCCAAAGCCGAACCAACACCAACAACAATATAAATAACATCCTTTAAAATAAATGTTGTTTCCATCCTTCACAAATTAAAAATTAAAATACTTTATACAATACAAAATTTGCAGAATAAATATCATCACCACCGTTTAAAACATTCCATTCAACCGTTAAATCTAAGGTGTTTGAAACAGTTGTATCTATCACTTCAACATCTTGGAAAATATAACCAAAAACCGTTCTGTTGTTATCCTTTGTATAAATGAAATTTCCATTCGTGCAAATTGTGCCGGTTGCACCTATTGCCGCAATAGTAAAATCCAATTCACATTCCCAACCTTGATTTGTTGCAGCATCCAACTCAAAAACACCGGTTGTTGCTAAAATAGTTGCACCGGCTTTAATATTTAAAATGATTTCAGAACGGCCACCACCACCGGTTGCATTTAAAACACCGCCAATTTTACCGTGAAAAGAATCACCAATACTAAATCCATTGGCCGGAATTGATAAACTACCAACACCGATTCCAACAATTGACTGTTCACCGGTTGAATTAATAAGGTTACTCGGAACCGTTTGCGAATAATTACCAATACCTAAATCAGAAGTCATTGCAACCGTTCCATCTTTATCGGGCCAAGTTGCCGTTCTTTTTGTTCCGGTTGCTATTACTGAAGCATCAAAAGCAATCTGCCTTGTGTTATCCGCTGCGTTGTAAACCGCAAATTGATTGTCATTTAACAGTATTTGCGCATCGTTTATTTTTCTCCAAACACCGGTTTCCGATAAATACAATCCAGCCGCCTTGTAATTTAATAAAAATCTTGAACCGGTTGGATTTAATACCATCCAAAATTCACCGGAAACAGAACTTGCAACCGGCAAATCAGCGTAAATTGAAACTTCACCTTTCCAACCGGTGAATGCGGCTTGTTGCGCTCTATCTAAATGTATAACCGGTAATGCCATAATTTATTTAAGTATTAAAGGAAATTCAACTGTTCCGGTTGTGTTCGTTTGCGCATCGTAATTGATTCTAACATACAACCAATCCAAATGTGTATCATCGAAAGCCTGGCCAATTAAAGCGTCAACCGTTTGCAAATCATAAGGAAAAAAATCAACATTATTATTTGAAACTTGAATTGTGTAAGTTGGTGTTGAATCTAATCCGGCAACAATTGGTGCAATACTCCAACCGTACTTGTAACAAATAGCTTGTGAAATACTCGCTTCCGATAAACTCGCATCGTGCGAAGTTCCATCTGAAAATTGAAAAGTTAGTTTTATTGGGTTACTCATATCGCTGAATTAAAATGTTTTCTTCTGCCTTCAAAGGTAGGGTAAACGGTTGAATTATCTGAAATATATTGCTGAATACTTCTGTAACTTTCAATTGAACGGTTGTATTTGTCGTAAGTTCCGAAAGTTTCAGCCAAAACCATATTTGAATTTTCAGAATCACCGCGAACAATACCAACCGAAGTAGATTTATTTAAGTTGTATCTGTGCCATTCAAAGTAAACAAATGACATTAATAAATCTTTCATTCCTTTGCTTTTTTGCGGTCCACAAAGAACGTGGTCGAAACAAAACGGTTCAAAAATATCTGTATAAATTGCCGTTTGTGGAACTTGTGGAGTGCCAACCGTTAAATCTGCATTGAATAAAGTGTATAATTCGCAGCCAAGTAATTCTTGCAAAGTATTCTTTTCAACATCATCAATCATTGTTTCAAGTTCACAATCCGCTTGAAGCGTTAAGGCAATATTATAAATCGGGTTATCTGTAAAATCTGAAGGTTGTAAAATTGCCATTGTTATTTTATATAAATGAAGTCAATAATTTGTTTTACTTTTTTTTTTTACCTTTTTTTTCTTTTGTGCTTTCAGTTGGCTTTGAACTTCCTTTTGAATGTTTTTTTGCTTTTCCCGAATCAATCCAGGCAGAAACATTTGCGGTTGGAACTTCAAAAACAACACCTTTCGAACCGAGTGTTCGGTGGTCAACTAATAAAATCAATTTTGTGGTTTCCATAATATCTTTCTTTTAACTACAAAAGCGCACAACCAATGAAGGAAGTGCGCGATTATAAAGTATATTAATACTATGGTTTCAATATTGCTGCAATTGCCGCAGTAATATCAGCTATGTGCATAAATGCGTTTGCATCTACGTTTCTAACTCTGAAGTTCAAACGCTCGTAAGCCTTAACAGTAACCAATTCCTTTTCGAAATTTTCTCTGTTTTCAAAAGCTAATTCAACCGTTGCACCTCTTCTTTGGAAAATTGTTCCTTTAGAAGAATCAAAGATATAAGCTTCATTAACCGGTACTAATTGGTTTGCAATAACTCTCATTGCTCCGATGTTAACACCATCTGAAGTAATCCAATTTGGAACCATATAATTACCATCTGCATTTTTCAACAATTGCATTTTCATAGCATCAACCGGGTTTAATAAAACCGTGTTTGCCATAAATTTGTTGTTTTGTCCAAAATCAGATATTTGAGCAGCACCAACTTTGATTAAATCAATCAATGTTGCATCTTGTATTGCTAAAGCATAAGAACCAGCAGCAAATGTTGAAGCAACCGCAGCAACTGAATTAGTTTCCGGATAAACTCCCGTTCCTAATAAAAGTTGTGAATCTACTTTTAAAGCAACATCTGTTGAAACTAAGTTTCTGATTTCACCTTCAACAAAATCATAATCTTCCATCATATCAACACAAACATCAACATAATCACGAACCTTTGTGATTTGTAGCGTTCTAACTTGCCAAGTGATTTTAGAAGTGTGAGTTGAAGCAGCACATCCAGCAACATTTTTTGCATCTCTTACAACTGTTTCTTGGTCATTGTATTTCAAATATTCAGTTGAAATTGGTTGAACCGGAAACAAAGATTTCATTAATGCTTGTCTTGTTGCAATTTGTCCAACACCGCTTTCAATAGTTGCATAATCAGTACCGGAAGTAATATCAGAAGCCGCTTGACTTGCTTTAATTTCTAATTTTACAGTTCCGCTTCCGTTTTTCAAAACATCTTTAAGATTTCCTTCATTTTCTTTTAGTCCTTTAAGAACCGCCATTGTAAATGAAATACCTTCTTTTGATGTTGATGTTTCAACTTGCTCAACTAATTTCGCCATTTCTTTACCTTGCGCTTTTAAAGTTGATTTCATTGCTTCAAATTCTGAAACTTTAAGTCCTTCAACTAAAGCTTTTAATTCTGCAACATCACTTGCGTTTGCTTTTTCTGAAATTGATTTGTTCAATTCAGTTTCTTTTTCTTCACGGTGCTTTTCTAAAGCCGTGTGATAGTCGTTTATTTCGACCTCATTTAATTTGCTGATTTCTTCAGCCGTTTTTCTTGTAAACATTTTTGTTTATTTTAAATTAAAAAATTATTTCGTAAATTATTGTTTGTTTTTTGAGTGGATTGCTCCGGCTCCGGTTGAGTGGATTGCTCCGGCTCAATGTCTTTCGCTTCAATTGTCGGTGTTAGTTCGTTGCTACCTTGTAACACCGCACTAATTTCAACCAATTTTGCTTCTTTAACCGCGTAAAAATAGCCTAATTCTTCAGCCTTTTCGCGATTACCTATATTTTCAATGTTATCATTCCAAGTTTTAAATTCCGCTTTGTGGTCTTTATCATTAACCGCAAAATCAATCTTTACGTAATACATACCAACTGAATGCTGGTCAATGTTTCCATCTTTGTATTCCTGGAATATTAAATTATTATAATCTTTTCTAATATCTGAATCCATCATTAAAGCGGTGGTTGTTCCGGCTTTCTTAATTCCTAAATCTGACCATTCAACCTTTTCTTCATAAATCTTTGAAGGAATACCAACTTTTGCAGTTATCTTTTGTTCGTGGTCGTGTAAATGCCAAATTTTATTTTGTCTTTCTGAAATAGATTTTCCAAATGTACCATTTAAATGCACATCACCGTGCGAATCTAACCAATTGTAAGTGTTGCCAATAACCGTTCTTTTAATAATTGAATCAGTATCGTGTTCTTTTGAAGTGCTTAATGCCTTAAATGTCGAACTGTTTTCCGCTTCAGTTGTTGCTGGTGTAGTATGTTTAACAACTGCCTTTTTAAATTCAATTATTTCTTTGTTGTGTTTAACAAGATAATCAATTTCTTCTTTTTTGGTTGCGAATATTTTACCGGTTATTTTCATTTCTTAATAAGTTTATTTTCATTCAAAGATTTAATCTTTGCTTTCTTTAACTTTTCAATTTGTCCTTTACTCAATTTCTTGTGTTTCATTTCCAACAATTTCTTTTGCTTCATCTTCGGTCAAATTCAATGAACGGATTAAAGAATAAACTTTTTGTTCGTTTGAAATTTGCGCTTCTAAGATACTAATAATTATTTTACTAA